CCTCGGAGAGGATATTATTGCATCGGTTGAAGAAACCCTTTCAGGGGATATCAATCTTTCGCATCCCTTTATGGTGATGATTATGCCTACACAGGATGGGCAATATACGATTGGGCTCGCTCCTTACCTCTCATTTGCAAAAACTAAAACATTCTCATACAAGAAGGATCATGTCATGATGATGTTTGAACCTGCAACCGAATTACGAAATGAATATGTTCGTATTTCAGGACAAGGAATCGTTTTACCGAAATCAGATTTGTCACTTATAAAATAATGTTTATACCTGAACCCTTTGCATCAGAATTTGCAAACTTGCCAATAAGAGAAAGGGTTTACATCCTAATACTTGCAATCTTTTTAGGTTGTGTAGTATTAGGATGTTTGTTGTTTATTAGTTGACATACACTAAACATCTACGTATATTATATCATATGTTTAACATTCAAGACCCGGGAGTGGTTGAATGGCCCAGTTTTATACAAGTGTACAACAGTACGGCAATCGACTGTTGGTACGTGAAATTCGCAATGGTAAAAAACAGCTTAACAAAGTAGATTTCAAACCTACCCTGTTTGTTAAAGCTAAGACACAAACAAAGTATACCAATTTGTTTGATGAGTATTTGGATCCAATTAAATTTCTTGATATCAATGACGCGAAGAAATTCGTAAAGGATTACGAAGGCGTCGAAAATTTTAGCATTTATGGTAATACATCCTATTCCTATCAGTATATCACTGAGAATTATAATGGGGATGTAGAGTTTGATATTTCAGACATGACCATCCTGACGCTTGACATTGAAACCGCGTCGGAATATGGATTCCCCTCTGTGGAACATGCTAACGAAGAAATTCTCCTTATCACACTACAAGATTATAGTTCGAAGAAGATTGTAACCTTCGGATCAAAGAAGTTCGATGTGGATAAGATCAAACATATTACAAACACCGCAAATTATGAATATGTTAGATGTAAGGATGAGGCAGATCTCCTAAAAACATTTTTAACATATTGGCATGCAACCCAACCGGATGTAATTACTGGGTGGAATATTCAACTATTCGATATCCCGTACATCATTACTCGTATTCGTAATGTGTTAGGTGACGAATTCGCCAATATGCTATCGCCGTGGAAAATAGTAATGGATCGGTCTGTCATGATCAGCGGCAAGGAATATAAGACATTTGATATTTTCGGTGTCTCGACACTTGATTATCTTGACCTGTATAAGAAGTTTACCTACTCGGCACAAGAAAGCTATAAGCTTGATTATATTGCTCAACAGGAACTGGGTAGAAATAAACTCGAAACGGAATATGAAACATTCCGCGATTTCTATACCAATGATTGGCACAACTTTGTAGAGTATAACGTCATTGACGTTGAACTAGTAGACGCGCTTGAAGATAAAATGAAACTCATTGAGTTGATCATTACCATGGCGTATGATGCAAAGTGTAACTATAATGATGTGTATTCTGCAGTACGAACCTGGGATTGTATTCTTTATAATCATCTGTGGAATAAGAATATCATTGTTCATCAGCGAAAGCATCGCCCGGGACGTACAATTGCGGGTGCATTTGTCATGGAACCACGACCAGGAAAATATGATTGGGTGGTGAGTTTTGATGCGGCTTCACTGTATCCTTCAATCATTATGCAGTATAACATGTCACCTGAAACAATGATTCCTGGTGTGTTGTTAGATAGTTCCCCTGAACACTTGCTCAAGCAAAAGAGTGATCATCGGGTGATACTGCAAAAAAATAATCATGCAATGGCAGCGAACGGGCATTGCTTCACGCGAGAAAAGCAAGGACTATTTCCTGAAATCGTTGAAAAGATTTTTACTGAACGTGTGTTCTATAAAAAGAAAATGATTGCCGCACAAAAGGAATATGAAGTAACAAAGGATCCACAACTAGTTAAATCTATTTCAAAATTTAATAACATTCAAATGGCGCGAAAGATTCAGTTGAACTCGCTTTATGGCGCGTGGGCGAATGAATACTTTCGATTCTATGATGATCGTATTGCAGAAGGTATTACACTAACAGGTCAATATATCATTCAACATGTTGGACAGGCAATTGATACATACTTAAACACCATTTGTAATACGCGAGGAGAAACCTATACGTTTTATTCAGATACAGACTCATGCTATGTTACGCTTGATACGTTAGTTAATAAATTCTTTGCAAATCAACCAAAGGATAAGATTGTTTCGTTGATTGATAAAATTTGTAAAGAAAAAATTGTACCGGTAATGAATAAGGCCTGTGAACAATTGGCACATTTCACTAATGCCTATCAAGAAAAACTTGAATTTAAGCGTGAAGTCATTGCAGATCGTGGCATTTGGGTGGCAAAGAAGCGATATGCATTGAATGTATATGATAGCGAAGGTGTGTTATATAAAGAACCGAAGTTAAAGGTGTTAGGATTGGAAATTGTCAGAAGTTCAACGCCGAGTGCGGTTCGTCAATATTTGCGTGATGCAGCAAAAATTGCGTTGACAGGTACAGAATATGAACTACAGGAATATATTGCTCATATTGAAACCACCTTCAACAATATGGAAGCTGAACAAATTGCCTTTCCTCGAAGTGCAAATGGATTACAGAAATATTCCTGTCATTCATCTATCTATGTAAAAGCTACTCCGCTGCAAGTACGTGCTGCGTTACTACATAATTATTATATTAGACAACGAAAATTAGAAAAGAAGTATGAGATGATTAAGGAAGGAGATAAAATTAAATACCTGTACCTGAAATCTCCAAATCCTATTCAGGAAAACTGCATTGCCTTTGTATCAAAGTTACCTAAGGAACTTGATTTACATAAGTATATTGATTATAATACAATGTTCGAAAAGAGTTTCCTAGATCCATTGATGACCATTATTAATTGTTTAGGTTGGAATTCGAAACCCGTAGCATCACTTGATGCTTTATTTTAAGGAGCTAATATGTCTATATTGAATAAGTTACAGAAAAATTCAACGATTCGTGAAACACAGATTTTAAGCGAGTCAAAGTTTTTTAGTGCGAAGGATATGATTCAGACACCCGTGCCCATGATTAACGTGGCCTTGTCTGGACGACTTGATGGTGGTATGGTCCCAGGCCTTACTGTATTTGCAGGACCTTCGAAGCATTTCAAGACAGCATTTTCCATGTTGCTTGCAAAATCCTATCTTGAAAAATATGATGATGCGGCGGTGTTGTTTTATGATTCAGAATTTGGTGCACCGCAGGCATACTTTGAAAGTTTTGGGATTCCCGCAGATCGTGTTATTCACTCACCGATTACTGATATTGAACAGTTAAAACATGATTTAATGTCACAAATCAATAATGTGGAACGTGGCGATCATGTCATTATTATTGTGGACTCCGTAGGTAATCTTGCATCAAAGAAAGAAGTCGAAGATGCGCTTGAAGGTAAGAGTGTTGCAGACATGACTCGTGCAAAGCAGCTCAAGAGTTTATTCCGTATGTGTACACCACACTTGACGATTAAAGATATCCCGATGGTCGTAGTTAATCACACGTATAAGGAAATTGGGTTGTATCCTAAGGATATTGTCTCAGGGGGCACCGGCATCTATTATTCGGCAGATAATATTTTCATTATTGGGCGTCAGCAGGAAAAGGATGGTAATGAACTAACAGGATATAATTTCATCATGAATGTAGAGAAGTCACGCTTTGTTCGTGAAAAGAGTAAGATTCCTGTTGAGGTATCTTTTGAAGGGGGTATTAGTACGTGGTCAGGATTGTTAGATGTTGCATTGCAATCAGGACATGTAGTGAAGCCCTCAAATGGTTGGTATCAAAAGAAGGGCGAAGAAAAGAAGTATCGCCACGCAGATACGTATAATAAGGAATTCTGGATGCCTATCCTAAAGGACAAAGCATTTAACGAGTGGATCAAAGAAAACTATTCGATTTCTACCGGATCCTTGGTCAGTGAATTTGATGATTCCCACATTCAAGAGGAGTATGATAATGTCTAATTTTAAGGTACGTGAAAATCCCAATAAGGAACAAGGGTTACCTGAATTTTTTATTGAAATCACCGAAGGTGAATTAAAGGATGTCTTGTTCGTTTTTGGCAAGATACAAAACATTGATGAAAGTGAAGAAAGCGGTGAAGCACATTTAACATTTGAATATGACTTGCATTTTGTTCCTGAGCATATTACAATTAATGATGAGGTTAAATCGAAGATTGATGTTACAGTAGGTAATATTCTACACCAAATTCTTATGGATGCCTATAACCGGGAACTAAATAGTGATGAAGATAGAAACCACGATTCTGAGTAACCTATTATGTAACGAAGAATATTTACGTAAAGTTGTTCCATTCATTAAAAGTGAATATTTTCAAGATTGGGCAGATCGAAAGATTTTTAATGAAATCAATAAGTTTGTTGATGACTATAATGCTTCGCCTACAAGGGAAGCATTAATCATCACGATTCAAAAAGATAAAACGGTAACCGAAGATGAGTTTGAAAAGATTCAAGGTGTTATCAATGAATTAACAACTGAAAAAGATCCTAACACTACGTGGCTAGTTGATGCAACTGAAAAGTTTTGTAAAGAACGTGCGGTATACAATGCGATTGTACAATCTATTCAAATCATTGACGGAAAGGACAAAGTACATCAACCAGATGGGATCCCGCAAATTTTACAGGAAGCGTTGAGTGTTTGTTTTGATTCATCCGTGGGACATGATTATCTGAATAATTCAGATGATCGGTTTGAATTTTATCATAGAGAGGAAGAAAAAATTCCTTTCGATTTAGAGATGTTCAATAAAATTACTAAAGGCGGGATTCCGAAAAAGACCTTGAATATTGCCTTGGCAGGAACAGGTGTCGGTAAGTCACTATTCATGTGTCATATGGCAGCAGGTGCGTTGAGTCAAGGAAAAAATGTGCTGTACATTACTATGGAAATGGCAGAAGAACGCATTGCGGAACGTATTGATGCGAATATGATGAATGTTGCTATTGATGATTTGAAAAATTTGCCGAAGCAAATGTTTGATGACCGTATTTCAAAGATCAAAAACAAAACTGAAGGCAAGCTCATTATTAAGGAATATCCTACTGCATCAGCACATGCGGGACATTTTCGCGCATTGTTGAATGAATTATATTTGAAGAAAACCTTTAAACCTGATATTATTTTTATTGATTATCTAAACATTTGTGCTAGTAGTCGGTACAAGCTATCAGGTAGCGTAAATAGTTATACCTATATTAAGGGTATCGCAGAAGAACTGCGTGGATTAGCCGTTGAATATGATGTCCCGATTGTATCAGCTACACAAACAACCCGGAGTGGTTATGCAAATAGTGATGTGGAACTTACAGATACTTCTGAGTCGTTTGGATTGCCAGCAACTGCTGATCTTATGTTTGCTCTTATTTCTACAGAAGAATTAGAGAAACTCGGACAGTTATTAGTAAAGCAATTGAAAAACCGCTATGCAGATCCTAGCTTACATAAGCGATTCGTCGTAGGAGTTGATCGTGCAAAAATGCGGTTATATGATCTAGATATGTCTGCTCAGAAGAATCTCCTCAAAGAACCGCAAAAAGAGCAAGCACCTAATTTCGTCACCTCTAACAAATTTAACCGTAGTTTTGATTCTATTAAAGTTTAAAACCTAAAATCATAAATATACTAAACTTCATCAATGAGGTCTTTGTGTATATTGCGAGTAAGTTACACAAGCAGATGGA